CCTGATTCTTAAGTTTCTTACATATTGGACACACAACTGTCCTGATATTATTACTGGTTGGAACATACGACTATTTGACATACCTTATCTAATCAATAGAACAACTCGCATTCTCGGTGAAAAAATATCGAAGCAATATTCTCCATTTGGTATTACAAAGTATAGACAGATTGGCATCAAAGGCAAAGAAATGGATGCTTATGAGATATATGGAGTACAGCAGGTCGACTACTTTGATCTATTCCAAAAGTTTGGTTTTACTTATGGTAATCAAGCATCATATGCACTAGATCATATTGCCTCTGTTGTTCTAGGTGCTAAAAAACTTTCGTACACAGAATACGGTTCACTTCATGGACTGTACAAAAACAATCATCAGAAATTTATCGACTACAATATACGAGATGTGCAAGTTGTAGATGATATTGATAAGCAGACAAGCCTTATGGATCTTGCTTTGATTGTTGCTTACAAGGGCGGTGTCAACTACTCTGATGCTTTTGGTACTACAGGCATATGGGACTCGATCATATATCGATATCTGAACAAACTGAAGATTGCTGTACCACCTTCAACACGAAAGAACAAAGAATCATATCCTGGTGGTTATGTTAAAGAGCCTAAAGTTGGTATGAGTAAATGGGTTACATCGTTTGATCTTAACTCACTATATCCTAATCTGATTGTTCAATACAACATGTCTCCAGAAACATTAGTAACTGGTAGTGATGATTTTACTGCAAGCGGTGTTGAGTATTACTTAGATAATCCAATACATGAAGATGCGTTAGATCGTGATCTATCTGTAGCAGTCAATGGTTCTATGTACCGTAAAGATGAGCGTGGTGTTTTACCGACTATCATTATTGGTCTATACGATGAGAGACGTGATGTCAAAAAAGATATGATAGCACTGAAGCAAGAATATGAGAAAAAGAAGTCTCCTGAGATGCTACGTGAAATAAATAGACTTGAGAATACACAGCAAGCTATTAAGATTTTGCTCAACTCACTTTATGGTGCCTTAGGTAATCAATACTTTAGATACTTTGATATGAGAATTGCAGAAGGCATTACGCTATCTGGTCAGTTAGCAATCAAGTGGGCTGAGAAATCTATGAACACTGCATTGAATAGTATTCTCAAATCTGATGATGAAGATTATGTTATTGCTATGGACACAGACTCACTGTATGTGAATATGGAACCACTTGTCAATGCTGTCAATCCGACAGATCCAGTTAAGTTTATTGATCAAGCATGTGAGCAAAAACTTGTGCCTATTCTACAGAATTCGTACAATGATATGTTTGTGCAGATGAATGCTTTCGAAAACAGAATGGTTATGGCACGTGAAGCTATCGCAGATAAGGGAATCTGGATGGCAAAGAAACGCTATATACTAAACGTCTACAACAATGAGGGTGTGCAGTATGCAGAGCCTAAGCTTAAAGTTATGGGTATTGAGGCTGTTAAATCCTCTACTCCTCAGGTTGTACGTGATAAGTTTAAGAAGGCTTATAGTATTATGCTCAATGGCACAGAAGTAGAGCTCCAGTCGTTTGTTTCAAACTTCTACGAAGAGTTCAAATCTTTACCACCAGAAGATGTATCTTTTCCTCGTGGTGTCAGTGATATTGCTAAATGGAATGATAAGCATACTATCTACAAGAAAGGTACGCCTATACATGTCAGAGGTGCTTTACTTTTTAACAAGCTTATGAAAGAAAAGAAACTGTCTATGGAAGAAATTAAGAACGGTAGCAAAGTAAAGTTCTGTTACATGAAGATGCCTAATCCTCTAATGGAGAACATCATATCCTTTCCACAGTTTCTGCCCAAAGAGTTTGATCTTGAAAGCCACATCGATTATGATATGCAATTTAACAAAACATTCAAAGACCCATTGAAGATGGTATCTGACGCCATAGACTGGGAACTAGAACACATTAATACATTAGAAGGATTTTTCTCATGACAGACGATATATTTGACTTCGGCTTTACTGCCGTCGATGAAACAGAGTTACAGGTTGTGCAAGACGCACAAGCAAAGGTAGCTAAAGAGAGCGGTACAGCAACACTAAGCCAAGAAAAGCTTGATAAGCTATACAACTCAATCACACCACTGCTTAATAATCTTAAAGCAAACCCAGAAAAAGAGTACATTCTTTGGCCTAATAGAACAGAGAAGATCGAACAGTTCGAGAAAAAATTGTTTGACATTTATAACGCTTAGTGTTATAATAGACTCAGTACAACAGAATTAAACTATGGAGAATAGAATATGACATCATTGATGGAAAAATTGAGCAGGAACAGTACGATCAAATCCACTGCTCCTATTATGGATTCGAAAGTTTTTGGTAAGAAAGATATGGCACCTACATCTGTGCCTATGGTAAATGTTGCGTTATCAGGTAGAGTAGACGGTGGTATTACACCAGGTTTGCTGATGCTTGCTGGTCCATCTAAACACTTTAAGTCTGCCTTTGCTTTGCTCATGGCAGCCTCACACCAGAAAAAACATAAAGATGGAGTGATCTTGTTTTATGATAGTGAGTTTGGTACACCACCAGAATACTTCAAGTCTTTTGGAATTGATATGGATCGAGTTATCCATACTCCGATTACAGACGTTGAGCAGTTAAAGTTTGATATTACCAAACAGTTAAATGAGCTTGATAAGAAAGATAACGTATGTATCGTTATAGATTCTATTGGTAACTTGGCTTCGAAAAAAGAAGTTGATGATGCCATGGACGGTAAGTCTGTAGCAGATATGTCTCGTGCAAAGCAGATGAAATCTCTGTTCCGTATTGTGACTCCTCATTTAAACTTGAAAGATATTCCTTTGATTTGTGTTAATCACACATATAAAGAGATTGGCTTGTATCCTAAAGATATCGTATCTGGCGGTACTGGTGCTTACTATTCTGCTGATGCAATATGGATTGTTGGTCGACAACAAGAGAAAGATGGCACTGAGATCAAAGGCTATAACTTTGTGATCAATATTGAGAAATCGAGATATGTTCGTGAGAAGTCTAAGATACCTATTATGGTAACATTTGAAGGTGGTATCATGAAGTGGTCTGGATTACTTGAAGTAGCAGAGAAGGGTGGTTATATCGTTAAGCCTAAAGTTGGCTGGTACGAAGCAGTTGATCCTTCTACTGGCGAAGTTCTCTGTGACAAGATGATGAGAGCCAAAGAGATTGTAGATAACAAAGACTTCTGGTTAATGATGTTTGAAAAGACTGATCTTGCTAAGTTTATTGAACAACGCTATAAAATGGCTTCAAGCGGTCTGATGAGTACTGACGATAGTCAAATACCAGACCACGTTGAAACACCTTCTGTTCCTGAGGAGAAAGTATAGAGATGATTGAGAACACCGTACTTGCGGGATTACTACACAATGAAGCATATATGCGGAGAGTTGTACCTTTTCTCACTGAAGAATATTTCGGTGACTTCAGTGAGAAATTGGTGTTCAAAGCTATCACGAAGTATATACAAGATTACAATGGAATTCCTACTCGGGAAGCACTGCGTATCTCTATTGAAGAAAAAGATAACATCAGCGATGATCAATACAAAGAGATTGTTAACCTTATAGATAGTCTAGAGTATGATTCTAATACTGATATTGACTGGATCGTAGATAAGACTGAGAAGTTCTGTCAAGATAAAGCAGTCTTTAATGCAGTTCGTGAAGCTATTTTAGTTCTAGATGGTAACCATAAAGAGCTAGACAAAGGTTCTATTCCTGATCTTCTATCTAAGGCATTAGGCGTATCATTTGATCAAGCTATTGGTCATGATTTTCTTGAACAGCCAGAAGATCGATATGAGTTCTATCATACCAAAGAAGACAAAGTAGCATTCGATTTAGATTTGTTTAATAAGATTACTAAAGGTGGTTTATCTCGTAAATCTCTGAGCATAGCACTCGCTGGCACTGGAGTGGGTAAGACGTTGTTTATGACTCACTGTGCGGCTGCCAATCTTATGGAAGGTAAGAATGTTCTATACATTACTATGGAAATGGCAGAAGAGAAAATTTCTGAGCGTATCGATGCCAATCTATTGAATGCTACGATAGACAGTCTATCTGAAATGCCTAAAGACGTGTACATGAAGAGAGTAAATCGTGTAAAAAACAAGACAACTGGTAAGTTGATCGTTAAAGAGTACCCCACAGCAAGTGCGGGTTCTGCACACTTTAGACATTTACTGAATGAGCTAAAGTTGAAGAAAAACTTTCAACCAGACATCGTGTATATTGATTATCTAAATATATGCACTAGTTCTAGATTGAGAGCGGGTGCAAACGTTAACTCTTACACTATGATTAAAGCAATTGCAGAAGAGTTGCGTGGTCTTGCTGTAGAGTTTAATGTTCCCATCTTAAGTGCAACACAGACAACACGTACTGGTTATAGTAGTTCAGACTTAAACTTAGAAGATACTTCTGAATCATTTGGTCTACCTGCTACTGCTGACTTTATGTTTGGTCTAATCTCTACTGAAGAGTTAGAGGGTTTAGGTCAACTTATGGTAAAACAGTTAAAAAACAGATGGGGTGACACTAATTACCTGAAACGATTTGTGATCGGAATTGATCGATCTAAGATGAGGCTGTTTGATGCTGAAGATTCAGCCCAAGATTTGGTTGATGATAACAGTACTCCAGTTGCAGATAAAGGTTCTTTCGGTGATAGAATTAAAGCAGAACGGGGCGAGAATAAAGATAACATACTATCTTATCGCAATAATAAAAACAAGAGTAAGCCAGACTTTGGCGGACTAAAATAATAAAGGAATAAATGATAAATTTTTGGAATAGATTTCACGAGATGATGAAGAGCGGAAGAATACATAGAGTTATAAATCAACACTTAAGTTAGGAGAAATATATGTGGTTGTGGATGGTAAGCAGTATTGCGGGATCACTATTGGGTGCCGCATCAACTAAATGGTTCAAAGATACAAGAGCTGGAGTCTGGTGTTATAATCGTTTTGACGATATCGCAGACTGGGCAACAGAAAGATATGGCATTGATATTCTCGATAAAGAGAACATTGCATGGAAGACTAAGTATCCTAATATCGCTAAGAGAATAGATGAATTAGAAGAGAGGCTTTCGAGGCTCGAGGAAAAGTAAAATGCTTACACTAGTACCGTGTTATGAATATGTGGTGTTAGAAAGAAAAGATATGACAGTCTACTACACTGGACCATTAAGTAAAGCTACTGTTTTGGCTAGCAGATTGAACAATGAAAGTAGTTTGATCGAAGAGTTTGTTGTACGTAGACTAGACGAAGTTGAAGGTATCTAAACCAAAAAAAAGGCAGTCTAACGATTGCCTTTTTTCAGATAGTTTGCGTGGCATACCCGAACCCCACGGACATCAAAGATGTGACGTATGCTATTCCTTCTGTGAGTTGATTATTATC